CGATATGGTTGGTTACCACCAAATCATAGTTGCATCGGTGGCCAAAAGCCGCTGATGCTTTCGCAAAGCCCACTTACCGCAATCCCGGCGATAGTCAAATAATTGACCACGACCAGAATCTAGGACGGTAGGCGTATCAACATCTCCGAACCCGTGACGCTGCTGAACCCGATAAAGGGCTGCTGCAACAGCGGGAAACCAATTCAATTCAGTGAATTTTCGCTGAACGAACTGGATTCGGAATCCATCACGATCCCTTCCCGAGAGGACGATATCGTCGGTTTCGGTATAACCGAAAGCGATTTTTCGTCGTATCTTAGGTGGAATCCGTCGTATAACGTGATACCAACAAGCAGCAAACCGCCGATCGTAACCAAGGTTACGATTGCGACGATGAGCAGCGCGCCGGAGTCCGTTAGCCAACGATATAAGTGATGCCACATTTTGTGGGACCTCCTTGAGAAAGTGAGGCCGAACGTTGATCCCTTGCCAATAGTCAGCGCCACAGCTCTCGCGAAACACCCCGGAGTGGTAACTTTTCCGGGGATTGACGCTAAAGCCAACGCTTTCTAAGGCAGAACGCACACTCTCATAGCATACGGTCGGCACAATGATGTCATCGCCATACACAAGGAGAGGAAACGCATGATCTAAAACTGTTTCACACGCGGATTTGGAGATAGCCCAAAATATGAGGCTCTCTAACTCGAATGCGAAACCATTACCCATGCTACAAAAACGTTCAAGCGGGCGATATTCATCGCCGAACTTGATACTTTTCGTCCGGGAGATTTCCATGGCGTGGAGCCAATCCGACGGTAACAATAGTCGAACTAACTCCGTTGCAATGGTATCACTTGCGTTGGACAGATCAAGGGTAGCTAAATCACCCGAGATTGACCCAATGCGAGCAGCCTCCTGATTTCTGGATTGGTCGTCAAGATCTATCTTAACCGTCTTAAGGCGGGAGCGAATCATCGCCCCGATCCCTAATTGGGTAAAGGTATTCAACATAGGTTGAATTTCGATATTCCGATTAGTCCGTGCGTCCTTAGGGACTTGCGAGTAGCGACCGCCAGGTACAACGGTCCAGTTCAACCGCTGATCATCGCGGTAAGACTGGGCGCGGCACCAAGCCGGAAAACTACGTAGTAGTGAACCGGCGTAAGGATACAGGTCATCACTTAAAGTGAGAGGGCCTGTAAGCTTCGCCATGTCGCTCGTGCCGAGAACTCCGATATTGGAGCCAGGCCCGAAACGGCAACACGAAAGCCACTCTTCGGCATCAAACTGACCAAGCAATCTCGCAATTTTCCATCGTGCGCTCATAATGAGCACAGCGACGGGGCTTAAGGGATTTTCCCATTCGGCCCTGAGGGATTGATTGAATGTCCGACACCGATCCTCGCAGCTTAAGAAGGTTTCTCTCGCTTTCTGTTCGCAGATTTCTTGGCGACCAGGAAAGGGATACTTCTTCAGAAAGCTAAAAACTTGACGGTAGTCCGCGAATTCATACCATGTCTGAAAATATTCAGGCGGGTACGAATGAGCAAAATAGTCATCAAGTTCATTATATTTGATGCGTAAGAACGCACCAAGAGCGAGAGGCGTATCTAACGATACGCAGAGTTGATTAAAGGCGGAAATTCCGAGTGTTGAGGTACTCAGACGCTCGTTTAGGAGAGTCTGAACACCCTTCGTAGAAGAGGTGCTCATAAGATTCTCCTAATTTACCAGGGGGTTTCACCGTTATCGACAGCCGCTGTAACGATTGCATCAGCAATCAGGCTAGCGACGCGGGCACGAACTTCCTGGCGTTCCGCCAGAGTGGCGACCAAAGGACACACGACGTCGAAAGTTCCGATCAACGTGTGACTCAAGGCACCCGTGGTGGCGTTCAGGACTGGGTAAGTTACCTTCCCGGAGACCTTACGCGTTGTCGCAGACTCCTTAAGGGTCAGCGACGCCTTGGACTGACCAGCGAGAGTCCCATTGGTCCGATCAGTGTAAATGGCTTGATCGCCAGTTACGATTTTGGTCGGGTTATAGGTCACGTTAGCAGCCGCGGCGTTTTTCAACAGCAAGTTAGTGGCTTGTGCCATAGTAAAGTCCTTTCAAAGAACGTTAATGGAAGGCCTGTCTAAGCAATGAGATTGCGTCGAGAGACCTCTTCCAACTGAACCCATTATTAAGATGGAGTCCAAATGTTGGTTGAGTGGAAAGGACCTTGCGTTCCATATAGTACTCCATCTTACCAGCTTTTGCATTACGCTGGGAAAGGATAGTGTACAGATACGGGGTGCAAAATCCACCTTCTGCTTCATGAAGGACCTTGCAGACATACGTCTCATAACCTGTGATAAATTCCTTACCGGTGAAAACACCGATTTGCTCTAGCACGTCGCCGACATTAACAAACCAGTCAGCAACGAAAGAGAAAGGAACTAGTTCCCAGGCGACAGAAACAGGGTCAGAAAGGCCTAATGACTGGGAGAGCGCGGCATTCGCGTTGGTGACACGATAAATGTAACCGACGTGATAGGACAACTCGTAACTGCGACGCTTCTTCACTGAGAACGCCCCGTCCTGGCTGGTTTTGTACCAGCTGGATGAGTCGTAATAAGTGGAGCCGTAGCCGTAGTTGCTAGTTATCCACCCCTCATTATAAGTTGTAGAGGCGTGCCCGGAGGCAAACCCAATATGCTTCCGGCGGTGGTACTCATACAGAGCAACCATAGAACCGTAAACATCGCTTAGAAGAGGTGCCCAACCATAACGGTACGCGAGCCAATTGTCAGCGAGAGCTTTGGATTTACCGGTCCCCTTAGGGATATCGGATAGCCCAAAAGACCTAGCTGCTTCAAGGAAGCGACCGCGCCGAACAGCCCGAAGACCCTTCGCCAGACGACCAGCCGTATCAACGATCAAGTTCTGCAAATGATGAGCTTGGGCGATATTCTCGCCCCACCCAGCAGTTGCATTTCTTGTTCGCGAGTTGGCATTGGCAATTGCTCTAGCTCGGAGATCTTGAACGATCGAAGCAGTTATAGGCAAGTACGCGCCTAATCCCGCATTACCTACGCCATTCGCTGAAAGCGTTTGGAAATCTAGGCCCTCACGGACCCAGGTTGCAGGTGGTACGGAATTAACCCGCACGGTATAGGAACCAGGTTGAAAACTGGTTATTTCCCTACGCCATGTGGAATATGGAGATATAGGTAAAAATCCGTTAGCTTTCCAAAACGCGAAGCGTGCCGGGTTCTTGTTGAGCGTTCGTGATCTTCGAATCCAGGGATCAACCCTAGAGAATGAAGACGACGCACCCCAACCAGATTGCGACAAGCTACGCGTGTTGTCAACGCTATCGGACGTACCCATAATATCTCTCCATAAAGTATGCAACGTTTTGCATATAAAGCAGGGGGCCCCGGTTGGGG